TTCTTGATGACGTTGTTAACATACTCTTTTAATTACTCATGTTTTATACTGTCTTAGTATTAGATTCGTGTTACTATTTCCTTATACTTCAAGTAAGAGTAACCCAATGTGCCGGCAATCACTGCTGTATGAAAAATTAGTTAATTGATTGACTTTGCCTTGTCTATTCCTAAAACATTGCTTAGGGTATAGGTAATATTTCTCAATCCTTACGGTAAAAATCCAACCAAAGTCTATAACTTTTTCTTTACGTACTGTTGTCCGAAGATGTAAAGTGTGCTTAAAGCTCCTAGAGCATATGAACAACACTGTATTTTACGTGCAGAGTTTTTCTACTGTTTATATATACATTTAAAAGCTAGTTGTGTTGGACTCTTGGTCTTGTACTTACCCAAAGGGTTTTCAGTGGATTCGTGTTTCTCTGTCTCAATACTCAAACCGTTCTCTACCGTTTAATTCATTAATTCGGGTATAATTTGCTACAGTGAGTTTTATATTTATTGCTCGTCAACTATGTAACCTTCTTTTTGTAACTATTTTGCCATATAGGCGGTTGCTGATGAGTATTTCGATATCCCTTGTTGGTCAGTCAAGGTGGCATTCTTATAATAATATTGCTTAGCGATTCTATTTATGATTGGATCGAGCCCCATAAAGTCCTTAATATTGTTACCAGTGATCCTAAGTTCAACACTAACTGTAGAACTAGTATAGCTAGTATTCGCCCTCTCGATGGGTTGAAATAACAAACCGCACTCGTTGGTGGCTGTTGGTTCACGACCATACATCTTAGTTGTTGGATGTGTGTATAAGTAAGGATTACCGTTCATCTTCGACTACACCATCTCAACACCATTCTCTAAGTATACTACGTGGTGTCCTTTCCCCGAGTACAAGCTCCCTTCGTACTTGCGTTCATTTCTCCCTAATCGGTAGTAAGTCTACAAAACAGCAAAAGCCTTGGCTTTGGGAAACTTGGTTAACGTATTGAATATAAATGGTTTCACTCCTGAATAATAAATGGAGTCTATTGCTGTTATATAATCTACAGTTTCTGAATTGTTGTTCAAGCCTAATTCCGTAGTTTAATCGACTGATTATGGAATGAGCACCAGTTTTATTCCTTCCCTGTATTCGTTAATTGTTACAATATTACCATCAAACAGTTGGTCGCTGTAGTCTTTCCAGTACGTCAGATAATATTGTTTATCGAGTTCTGCTACTACGGGACGAAACGCCACGAAGGTGCCCTTAAATTACGGAGCCATATCAAGCATCTTGTTAACTTTTGATCCGATGTCAATCCATATTCTCGGTCTATCATCGTGGTTGATTTAATCTATTATTCTGCTAGTCAAGCGGTCGGTAATATATCTTTCATATGGGTGACAGTATTGGTGCTTTAAGCTTAAGCTATGGTTTGGAGAATTCTTTATCTGTGAATAAGGTATCCTTC